TACAAAAACAATTTATTGATGAAGTAAATCGAGTATTACCAAAAAATAAATATGGTAATGATTGGAAGAAAGCATACAAAAAATTTAAAAATAGATTTCATGGACAAATATCTCATGAGTTTTCACAAAAGACTTTGGGAACGCCAAAAAATAGATTTTCACTCGCTCCTGGTATGGAAGGTAAGTTTGGAGATCCCGCATCCTTTAGAATAAATTTTGATAATCATAATGTTGGTTTACAACCCATCATCGAAAACGGAACTAAACAAACTGTAGCAAAGATGAATAAGGCAAAAAATGTTGGTGATCAAACAGTAGAGTTAGCAAAAATAATTGATAATGACGTAGAGTTAAAAAAGAGAGGAATGTTAGCCTATATTAGATTTACTGACAAACAAATGTCAGATGCATCATTTAATTTTTTAAAAAGAAATCTAGCACCTAATCAAGTTTTTATGACCTCGCAAGGTTTTGGCAAAACACCTAAGGGTATAAAAACCTTAATATTAGGAGACCCAAAAAAACCAGACTTCGACGGTTTAAAATCATATCTTGATGAAAAGATAGACAAGATGGTTGCAGATCCTAAAAGTTTTAAATTAGATAAACGTAAACCAACAGGTGCCAATCAAGATGACATGATTGAATCTGGTGATAACAAAAGCATTAGACTTGGTTTCATAAACAAAGAAACATTTAAAGATGGCGGCCCTGTACGTATGGCCATTGGCGGTGATCCGTTAGAAAATATTAATCAACAACAGTTCGCACCTGACCCAGCTTTTGAAGGTAAAGACTTCTTCCAAGAAGCTGTAGACTCTGGCAACTTAACTGCATTCAATCCACTCAAACTATTTAAGGTGTTTGGTAAAGTAGATGCAGTAGAAACACCTAAGAAAAAAATTCAAACAGATACACAACAAGCACCACCAGGTACAACACTACCAGCTAAACAGGATATGCAACCCTCTGACTTTGCTTTAAAGTCTTTTACACTAGAAACTATTATGGACCCTAATGCACCAAAGGCTGCAAGACCACAAGACTGGCAAAACTTCTTTAAGGGTAAAGCTGCACCTGAAGCAGAACTTAGAGACTCTGGCATACTGCAATACCTTGGTGACTTTAGTAAATATTTTCCAGATCAAAAAATTACACAACAACAACTTGTTGACTTTTATGAAACATCACCGATGGGTAATATCTCAATAAAAGTTAAAGAGGCTCCAACAGGTAAAGATGCAGGGTATGAAAATTTTGTTGGCAGGCCAAGACATCAGGAGGCAGGTCAACAACCTTTAGATGAAGTAGGAACAGATTACCGTGAGGTCGTGGTACAAGCAGGGCCTTTGCCTAGTCAAGAAAAAGCTTTTGTTGCAAGCGGGCACTTTTCAGAAGAGAATGTTATCGGCTTCACTCGTGTTGCAAATTATAACAATACATCAGGTCAACAAGTTGCAGTGATACAAGAATTACAAACGGACATGTTAACTCAAGTTCGCAAAGAACAGGAGAGATTAAATGCCTTACTAAAAAGAATAGAAAACGTAAAAGCAAAGGCACAAGAAAGAATTGGAGGCACAGATGAATATTACCGTGCCATGGGCCAAAGACAACTTGATGCTATTAATCAACAATTTCCCCCTGCAACTCTACAAAAATTACAAGAAAATCTATCTGCTATAAAACCTTTTCCAAATACTGCAGGTGCTGAATTAATACCCACCTATTCAAAAGAGTTAAGTGATTTACAGAAAGAAATAAATAAACTTGCAGAGATAGATATAACTAGCCCTAATCCACAGACCATCTTTGGTATTGATGCAATAGAAACACAGCAACAAAAAGTTTTAGACAACTTACTTGATCTAACCAGAGACAGTGAATTAGAAAGAGACCTCAAAGGTATTCAGGTTCCCTCAACTAGAGAGAGTGATGATCTAGTTGCTTTTGGGCAGAGTGCAGATGACATGAATTTACAATATGGTGGATTTAAAGATTTAGAATTATTTCCACCGATACCCTTTAACAAACAACCTGACTACGTTGATTTATTAATTAAAGCTACAATTAAAGATGCACAAACAAAAGGTATTAACAAAGTTGCAATCATGCCTGCCGAAAAGGTAAACAGAAGGTGGGGTAAAGATCCTAATGAACCAGAGGGTAAAAAATTTAAAAACTTATACGATCAAGTAGCTGTGCAACAATTAAAAAACATCGCAAAAAAATACAAAGGAAATGTAGCAATAGAACAAATTGTTGACAATACCAAACCAAGTAAAGCACTAAGATTTTTTAACAGGGATGTAGACGGTGGTTTAAAGTTAAATAAAGAAGATGTAGCTAGACGCACAACAAGTGAGAGTGAAGAGGGTCTGGATGAATTTTATACCGAACAGATTAGAAGATTTGTTAGTGGTGGAGGCTACCGAGATAAAGATGTCGTATTAACTAGAGAAGTGGCTCCAGGACAATTTCAAGATTTTTTTGTACGTGCTGATGATGATAGTGTAAATTTGGTGCCATTAGGTGAAGGTGATATTATAAATGATGCTTTAATTGTTATAGAAGAATTTAATCCACAACTTGTTGATATGGTCACTTTGACATTAGACAGTCCACAATCAAAAGGGCCTCTATTTATGTTTAAGAAAAAAGATGGTGGTACAATAGCAAAAGATAGTTTAGTTTCATTAACAGATATATTCGGACAATATGGTAGATAAATTCGACAGCACTCTTGATAATCCTGCAGACGGCCCAGCAAAGCCTGATGATAAGGAACAAATAGAAATAGAAGAAGTTGGTACAACTGTAAACTTAGATACAGATAGTGACACTGACGTAGAAATAATCGAAGATGGTAGTGCCATTGTTGGTCAAGAAGATGCATTACCAACCGTAGGATTTACATCAAACCTAGCAGAAGTCTTAGACGAGAGCTTCATGCAATCTCTTTCAAGCGAACTTGTAGAAAAAATAGAAGCTGATAAATCATCTCGTGAAGATTGGGAGCAAGGCTACACCAAAGGTTTAGATCTTTTAGGTTTTAAATATGAAGAACGCACTAGACCTTTCAGAGGTGCGTCTTCAGTAAACCATCCAATGTTAGCTCAAGCAGTCACGCAATTTCAGGCTATGTCCTATGTAGAATTACTACCTGCTGATGGTCCTGTTAGAACTCAGGTGGTCGGTGCAAACTCAACTCAATTACAACAAGCTGCAGAGCGTGTTAAAGATTACATGAACTATGAGATTACTCATGTTATGGAAGAATATAATCCAGAGATGGATCAATTGTTATTTCAATTACCTTTATCTGGCAGTGCATTTAAAAAAGTTTATTTTGACGAAATCTTAAATAGAGCCACATCTAAGTTTATACCTGCAGAGGATGTCATTGTCCCTTATGGTGCCTCCGATTTAGATACGTGTGAAAGAATTACACAAATTATTAAAATGCCAATGAATGACTTAAGAAAAAAACAAGTCTCTGGTTTTTATTTAGATGTAGAATTACAAGCCTATGAAGGTGATGAGTATAGTTCCGGTATACAAGAAAAAAAAGATCAGATTGACGGAACAAGATCAGATTATTTAAGTGACATGGCAGAACTTTATGAAGTTCATGTTGACTTAGATCTTGAGGGTTTTGAAGATATTGATCCTAGAAACGGAGAGCCTAGTGGCATTATGCTACCTTATGTTGTAACCATTGATAGGACATCAGGTAGAGTTTTAAGCGTGTACAGAAATTATAATCAACAAGATGCTCTAAGAAAAAAGAATGATTATTTTGTTCATTACAAGTTTTTACCAGGCTTAGGTTTCTACGGCTTTGGTTTAATTCATATGATTGGTGGTTTGACAAGAACTGCTACATCTGCACTAAGACAATTATTAGATGCAGGTACACTATCTAACTTACCTGCAGGTTTTAAATCTAGAGGGTTGAGAGTTCGAGATGACGATCAGCCTTTACAACCTGGTGAGTTTAGAGATGTTGATGCACCTAATGGTATTATTAGAGAGGCACTGATGCCTCTACCTTACAAAGGTCCTGATCAAGTTTTATTACAATTACTCGGAGTTTGTGTAGACGCAGGTAAACAGTTTGCTGCTGTAGCAGATATGCAATTATCTGAAATAGGTAGTTCACAAACACCTGTGGGCACAACAATGGCTTTAATGGAACGCGGCACAAAAGTTATGTCTGCAGTTCATAAAAGATTGCACTATGCACAGAAAAAAGAATTTAATTTATTAGCTAATATTTTTAAACAAACTTTACCACCCGTATATCCTTACAATGTATCAGGTGGTCCTAGAGAAATAAAAATTATAGATTTTGCAGATGCAATAGATATTTTACCTGTATCAGATCCAAACATTTTCTCCATGTCACAACGTGTAACTCTTGCACAAAACCAATTACAATTAGCACAATCAAATCCGCAGATGCATAATTTATATGAAGCTTATAGAAGAATGTACTTAGCTCTAGGTGTCAAAGATGTTGAACAGATATTACCAATACCAAAGGGACCTCAACCTCAAGATCCAGCATTAGAACATAGTGTTGTTTTAAAGGGTGCAAACTTACAAGCCTTTCCACAACAAAATCATGAGCTCCATATAAAAGCACATAGATTTTTTATGTCATCAGTTTTGGTAAAAGCAAACCCGATGGCAGTAATGAATTTAACGTCTCACATTATGCAACATGTGTCGTTACTAGCTACACAAGTTGTCGATCAAGCTTTAGTAGAAGAGGCAGAAAAATTACGTGCACAATTCGGTGATCAAATACCACCAGAACAAATACAAGCATTACAAATGCAACGTGCTATAAAAATTGACGAAGAAATAGCAAAAATTACAGAGCAAATGGTCTTAGAAGAGGCGGAATCTATGCAGGATCAAAACATGGACCCACTTGTTTTACTTAAACAACAAGAACTTGCACTACGACAAGCAGAAATGGAGATGGACTCTCAGTTAAAAGGTGAACAACAAGGACTAAAAGAAAATCAGTTTGACTATAAACAAGTTTTAGACGCACAAAAATTACAAAAAGACTATGATTTAGCTAATTTACGTGCAAATGTTGCGAGAGAAAGAGCAAATGCCACTAAACAAGAAGGGTAAAAAGATTAAAAAAGCCATGACAAAGACATATGGCAAAAAAGAAGGTCCAAAAGTGTTTTATGCAAGCATAAACAAAGGAAAAATTAAAGGAGTTAAGAAAAATGTTTAATTTATTAGTTGGCCCACTGTCAAATTTAGTTGGTAATGCAGTAAAAGGCTTTGTTGAGACTAAAAAAGCAAAAGCAGACTTAGCGTTGACTGAAATAAAGGCACAGAAGAGCCTAAAAGAAGCTCAGATCGCGGGAAAAATTTCGTGGGAGGCCAGTGCGGTCGATCAAATGAAAGGGAGCTGGAAAGACGAGCTAATTTTAATATGCCTGTTGGTCCCGGCGGTGGCAGTATTTATTCCCGGATGGACTCCACACATTAAAGAAGGGTTTGAGGCATTACACTCACTACCTGATTACTATAAACATTTATTGTACATCGCATGTTCGGCGAGCTTTGGCATCAAGGGAGCAAAAGGTGCTATGGGTTTAATAACTAAAAAGAAATAATGTGTGACGGTTGTGATACTCTTTGTGTGAAATGTGAGTCAATGATGGAACAATGTCAAAAATGCGATTGTCTATGCCACTGTGACCAATCCTGTATAGAGTGTGGTTGTGTAGGATGTGAACATGAAGAAACCAAAGAGGCTAACTAAAACCATACCTCCAAAAAAAGGACCTGTTCCACAAGGGTTGCAAATAAATTCCAATAAGATACAAATAGTTAAGACAAACAAAAAAGGAACTTAACTGTGAAACAAACTTATTTTAATATACCTGGGTGGTTTAATTACTCAGAGACTTACGACATGATTGTTGACCAAATACCTGATGACGGTAAGATCGTAGAGATAGGATCTTTTTTAGGCAGATCAACTCATTACTTAGCAACATCCCTTATGAATGCCAATAAAGAACAAGTCAAAATTTACTGCGTAGATACTTTTGAAGGATCTTCTGAACACGTATCTTTAAAATTACCAAAAGATTTTTTATCTATGTTTAAAGAAAATTTAAAATTTTTTATAGGTAGAGAAATGGTAATTCCTGTGCAAGGCAGATCAGACAGTCAACAAGTCCTTGATAAATTTGACGATGGCTCAATAGATTATATTATGGTTGATGGTGCACATGAGCATGAACCTGTATTAGATGATATAGAAAACTGGTGGCCTAAATTAAATTCTGAAGGTGTAATGTTCGGAGATGATTTTCAATTAGAGTCTGTTAGTGAAGCTGTAAGACAAATGATGAGTAAGCTTAAGACTCACGGATTTAGCGTTAATGGTAGCACGGAACAAACTTGGTTTACCTCAAAAGAAGAGCATTACAAAAAATTTGAAAAAATGTGTCCTGGTATAAATACTTTAGTATGAGCACTAGAGTAATTTATGAATTTCAAAAACAAATAAAGTTCTTCAAAGAACAACTTCACGATCATTTGACACAAGGGGTTGAAAGTTACGAAGAATATAAGTATATTCAAGGAAAGATACATATGATAGACATATGCCAACAGGAGCTTTCTCGCCTGCTGGACGATGAGGAGAAAATTGATGACTAAAACACTTTACGTACCTGATCACATCATGGATAAATATAATAATCCTAGTGAAGGAGTTCAGGCGGACAGAACTGAATTACAAAAATTACCAAAACCAGTCGGTTGGCGAATATTGGTTTTACCTTTTAAAGCAAAACAACAAACAAAAGGTGGAGTTCTACTTACAGATAAAACTATAGAAGATTCACAGTTAACAGCATCAGTAGCTCTTGTGCTTGACACAGGTGATGATGCATATAAAGATAAAGAAAAGTTTCCTAATGGACCTTGGTGTAAACAAGGTGATTGGGTTGTGTTTGGCAGATACGCAGGATCAAGACTTAAAATTGAAGGAGGAGAAGTTAGGTTGCTTAATGATGACGAAATACTCGGCACTGTTGAAACGCCTGAAGATGTATTAACAATTATATAACATGGGAGGTTAACCATGCAAACAGAACTTAAAACTGCAAAAGACGAAAAACTTGTAGATCTTGATGTATCAGGTGAAGGAGCAGAAGTCGAGCTAGAAGATAAGTCACATGGCGTAGTGGCACCTGAAAAATATGAAGAAGTAAAGACAGAGGAGAAAGATCCTTTAGAACCTGCTGTTCAAGAACAAGCAGAAGAAATGGATCAATACTCCGACAAAGTAAAAAAAAGAATAGATAAATTAACTTTTAAAGTTAGAGAAGCTGAAAGAGAAAGAGAAGCAGCTTTAGTATTTGCTCAAAACGTTCAAAAAGAATTATCAGAAGCAAAGCAAAAAACTTATGATATTGACAAAGGATATATGGGTGAAAGTGAAGTTAGAAATAAAATGGCTTCTGATTTAGCACGAGAAAATTTAATAAGAGCAAGAGAAGCTGGCGATTACACTAAAGAAGAAGAAGCTAGACAAGCACTTACTAAATTAGATTTAGAGGCAGAAAGAATACGTGTAACGAAACAAAAGAAAGAACAAGAGTATGAGGCTTTTCAAAAAGAATTAGAAAGTCAACCGGCAGCTCAATTACAAGCACCTAGACAACAGCCATCACAAAAGGCTTTAGATTGGGCAAGTCAAAATACTTGGTTTCAAAAAGATCCTGATATGACAGATTACGCACAAAGAATACATCGTGGTTTAGTTGCAGAAGGGTTTGACACAGAATCAGATCAGTATTACAATGAGCTTACTCAAAGAGTTAAAACAAAGTTTCCTGAGTCTTTTGAGGACTCGGATCAGACAACTAGAAGCGCTAAGATCGCCCAACCAGTCGCTTCTGCAACGAGGTCTGCAACCACAGGGCGCAAATCTGTTAGGTTGACACCTAGTCAGGTAAAAATAGCTAACAAGCTTGGAGTTCCTCTAAGTGAGTATGCTAAGTACGTTTAGGAGGTACACATGACAGATATAAAAACACCAAGAAGTGCACAAACAAGGGCTAAAGAGGAAAGAAGTAAACCTTGGAAGCCACCGTCTCAATTAGACGCACCACCATGTCCTGATGGATATAAGCAACGATGGTTACGACATAGAGTAAATGGTTCAGATGATACTAAAAACATCAATGCCAGACTCAGAGAAGGCTGGGAATTAGTCAGAGCTGACGAAAACCAAAAAGGCCTATACTCTGCATACAACGGAGAAATCAAAGCTTATCAGGGTGTCATCAGTGTAGGTGACTTGCTATTGGCAAGAATGCCTGTGGAAATGATTGAACAACGTAATGCATATTACAAGCAGAAGACTGATCAACAGACTGAAGCATGGGAATCAGATCCACTTAGAGAACAACATCCAAGTATGCCTATGAATCAAGATAGGCAAAGTCGTGTATCTTTTGGTGGTGGTAATAAAAAACCATCTTAAGGTACTTAATAATAAAGGAGATGAACTATGGCAAATCAACAAGGAAACTTTGGATTTCGTCCTGTGCAAATGCTAGGTGGTGCTTACAATGGTCAAGGCCAACAAGAAGTATCAATTGCAAGTAACGAGACAAATTCAATATTTCAAGGTGATCCAGTTGTATTAAATGCAAACGGATCGATTTCACGTGGTGGATCTACCGGTGCTGAACTTTTAGGTATTTTTAATGGTTGCTTTTATACAGACCCAACAACGTCTAAACCAACTTTTTCTAATCACTACCCGGGCGGCATTGTAGCAAGTGATATCGTTGCTAACGTAATCACAGATCCAGATGTCATTTTCGAAGTCAAAGTAGACGACGCAAATGGCGGAATAGCCCAGGTTGGTTCAACAGCTAACATCGCAACATATAGTGTAGGAGATACAACTTCAGGTATTTCAAACGTTGCATTAGATGGTGGCTCGTTTGCAACCAGCAGTGGCTCAAACTTCGCTGTGTACGCACTTTCAACAGATGTGGACAACAGTGACTATACTGTAGCTAACGCTAACATTTTAGTTAGAATTAATAAGCACCAGTATAGAGATACTACAGGTATATAGGAGGTTAAACTATGGCTATATCTAGAAGTCAACTCGTTAAAGAGTTAGAGCCAGGTTTGAACGCTCTGTTCGGCTTGGAGTATGGGCGCTACGACGCTCAACACGCAGAAATCTATGAGACAGAAACTTCAGATCGTGCATTCGAAGAAGAAGTAATGTTATCAGGTTTCGGTAATGCAAGAACGAAGAGTGAAGGTGGATCAATTATCTATGATAATGCAACAGAAACTTTCACAGCTCGTTACACACATGAAACAATTGCACTTGGTTTTGCAATCACTGAGGAAGCTGTTGAAGATAATCTTTATGACAGAATCTCAGCAAGATACACAAGAGCACTTGCACGTTCCATGGCAAACACTAAACAGGTGAAAGCAGCAAACGTTTTAAATAACGGTTTTGACAATAACTTCCCTGGTGGTGACGGTGTAGCACTTCTTTCTGACGCACACCCGCTTGTAGCAGGTACATTGAGAAATGAACTTGCAGTCGCTGCGGACCTTAATGAATCATCACTTGAGCAGTCATTAATTGATATTGCTGCTTTTACAGATGAGAGAGGTTTATTAATATCAACTCAAGGTAGAAAACTTATTATTCCTTCTGAGTTACAATTCGTTGCTGACAGATTAACTGAGTCTGCTTTCAGACCTGGCACTGCTGATAACGATGTTAACGCAACAAGAAATATGGGTATGATTCCTGAGGGATATACAGTAAACAACTACTTAACTGATCCTGATGCATTCTTCATTAAAACTGACATTCCTAACGGATTCAAATTATTCCAAAGAAGTCCAATTAGAACTTCAATGGAAGGTGACTTCGACACAGGTAATGTAAGATACAAAGCTAGAGAGAGATACTCATTTGGTTTCTCAGATCCTAGATGTGTATTTGGTTCACCAGGTGCGTAAGCATTAAATAACTAAATTAATAAGGGCGGTTGTCTTTGACTCCGCCCTTTTTTTATGCGATATTGAAATTCTAGCGAAAACAATCATGCACCACTGAGCTAGCAGACGGTATAGAGACTGCATGGTTATGGTCTATACAACCAAGGAGGTTTAATATGGCTGGAACACACTTTAAGGGCCCTTTATTATTCTCATCTGCGAGAGCAAGTCTTGAGAACTTAAAACAATCAATGTGGCCTGATCAATTCACTTACATGGATGATTTCTATGAAGGTGCCGTTGACACAACATTAAGATGGACAATCGTTAAAGACTCAGGAGCAACTGCTGCTATTGTAGCTGATGCAACTGGTGGTGAGATTGCCCTAACATCTACAGCAACCACAGAAAATGATGGTGCTTCAATTCAGGGTAAACATGAGATCTTTGCTCTGCCTTCAACAGCTGGTGATAGTATTTGGTTTGAAACAAGAATCAAAACATCTGACGCAGATCAAATGGATATTCTTGTTGGATTGACAGAAACATTTGCAACTAACCCTGAAAACGCTTTGGCATCAGCAAACATTATTGGATTTTTGTTAGCAGATGGCAGTGCGGTAATTTCAGGTGTAACAGAGTCAGGTGGAACTGCAACTACTGTAACATTCGCTGACACAACAAAGTCAACTTTAGCCGATGATACTTTTGTGACTTTAGGTTTTAAAGCTACAAAAGGTACTTCAACAGACACTGTTAGATTTTACATCAACAGACAAGAAGTAGGAGCATCACAGACAAACATTCCAACAGCAAATCTTAAATTAGCCGTTATGAGTTTGTCAGGTGACGCTACAGGCACTAAGGTGACAACCTTAGATTATGTCATGGCTGCTCAAGATAGAGCTGTAAGTTACGAATAGGAGTAAACAATGTCAGTAACAAGAATTAAGGCTAAACATTTTAAAGTCATAAGCTCATCTACTGTCGACATTTGTGCAAATCAATCTGGCTCAAGTTCTGGGGATTTAACCCTTACAACTGCGTCAGGTGTTTTTACTGGTGGAGCAGAGTCTAATCAAGTTGCTGCAGCGGTAAATATTACTTCAACAACTAGCACTACTAATGCTGGTGTAACATTCGATGTAACTGGTATTGGACCAGACGGAGTAACGGAAGTATCACAAACAGGCATAACAGGTCCTGCGGGTAGTGCTACTGTAACTACTACACAGAAATTTACCAAAGTTACTAAGATAAGTCGCTCAGGTACTATTACAGATGTATCTAGTGGATTTGCAGCGTCTACAAGTGGTATAGTTTTCTCAGGTAATACAAGAGTCAGAGGCATGCATGGCGTAAGCTCTGCTACAGCAGGTGCTTTAGAATTTCATAATAGCACAGATGACTCAGGTAGTATTTTGCTTGTGATTGATACACCTAATCAAGATGATTTCTTAGATCCTTACATTCCCGATCAAGGTATTCATTTTGATTCAAATGGTTGCTTTGTCGACTTAGGCACAGCAGTAACAAGTGTTACAGTATTTTTCGATGGCTAGGGATAAACAACCACCAAAAACTAAAAAATATTTCCGCCCCACTAAAAAAGGGGCGGGAATGACTAAAGCTGGAGTTGCTAAATATAGACGTGACAATCCTGGCTCTAAATTAAAAACTGCTGTTACAGGTAAAGTAAAAGCTGGTTCAAAGGCAGCAAAAAGAAGAAAATCGTTCTGTGCTAGAAGTGCAGGACAAATGAAGAAATTTCCTAAAGCAGCAAAAAATCCAAACTCAAGATTAAGACAAGCTAGAAAGAGATGGAAGTGTTAAATGTATAAAGCTTATTTTTATTTATTTTGCGCATTTATGACAGTTGTATTTATGTATTTATCAATGAGTACCTCATCGGCTGAAACAAATACCGTGTCCAGCACGGTAGTTAACAATACGCCTCCAACAGCAAATGCACCAGTCATTGCAAACTCTAATTCAGATATATGTAAAGTTGGTGTTGGAGCTAGTGTGCAAAATAATATTGTAGGACTTGCTACAGGCGTATTAGTAGACGATGAGCTATGTCAGCTTTTAAAATTATCGCGAAGCCAGTACACCTACGGCATGAAGGTGTCGGCTGTCGCACTGCTCTGTCAAGACCCACGTGTCTGGGATAGTATGCTTGACGCGGGGACCCCGTGCCCTGCACGAGGTTTCATAGGTGCCGAGGCCGCTCAATACTGGAGTGACAATCCAGATCAAATTCCTGACGGAAGTAGATATAAAGCTGAATATGTACAAACACAAAAAGAAATAATTAACCCTAATGGAGGATCGCTTGATTTACCACTTTTTAAAGCTTTGTTTGTTATTACTACTGGCTTACTCTTATTCTAAAGCGAACGTTTGTTTACCTGCTGGAGAAGAGGCAGGTTTATGTACACCAGGAGTCACAATCACAGAAGAGGTGCAAGTAGACGTTACCGAAGAGGATTATGGCACAGAGATAGTTACAACCACTACGACAACCACAACCACCACTACACAGACTGTAACAAATGAAAACTCTGGAGATATATTAGATGGCACAAACGGATACGTAAATTCATCAAAAGAAGGTGATATGGACATAGATTGGGGAGGCCAAGGTCCTGCTAATATGCCAAGTGGATCTAATTGCTATGCTCTTGGAACTGACAAATGTGCACAGATTACTGGATCTGGTAATTCTACATCAACCATGGGTGTTGATGGCATGGGGACTACATTTATTCAAACTGTAGATATTTCAGATTTAAATATACAAAATGGTGGAGAAGTGAAATATTCCATCGAGGTTGATAAAAGGGATGCTCAGGATAGAATATACATGCACATCACAGGTCTTAACGGGACCAGCCAAGTATTTTCTGGAACTGATATCTTGTCTGAGACTGGAGTTTCTTCAGGGTACCAATCATATAATGGGTCTTTCGATTTCTCTGGCATTTTAAATAAAGTGACAATTGAAGTAGGCGGTAGAGATATAAATCTAGCAATCGGGCCATTATTTGATGATGTAACTGTTGATGTTTTTTATAATGTTATTAGTACAATTATCGAACAGCAAATCACAACAGTAGAGCAAATTTATTATTTAAATATATTTGACGGCACAGAAATAGATTATGTTGAAGAAGTTTTTGAATTTAATGACGTTATTGTAGATGATGGTTTTGTAGATTTTGTACCAATAGAGCCAGAAACAGAAGAAGTTTCTTATGAAACTGTAGAAATGGAAATAGAGTTTGAGATGG